ACCAATGTAATCCTCAATGGCTTGCCTGACCGCCAATTCCAAGGCGCTCAAATAGTCATCTTGCGATTCGTCTTCAAACAAGTTGAGTTGGTTGGCAATCGCGGAAAGCTGAAGCCACGCAGTCGTATTGTCTCGGTTTGTTTGCTCAACTTTGGCATAGTTAAACGGATTGCGCGTCTGCGAACCAAAGTTAAGTTGCTCAACAGTCATGCGACCCCCGATTAAGCAGCAGAAACTCGCACACCAGCAAACGGGTCACGCACAGATGAAACCATGCGCTTTTCAGCAAACATGGTCAAGAATCCGGGTGCGGTCTGTTCAAAGCCTGTTACCTTCATTGTTTCAGTGTCGCCAATGGTTAAAAATCTAGGCCAGTTGCCCAAATAAATTGGAAACGCGGTTGTCAAATACGGGTTGGCAATAACTGGGAATCCAAACACATGCCCAACAGCGCAGCCGTCTTTTTCGCCGATTTCTAAAAACAATGGCAAGCCTTGGCTGTCTTTAAGCTGGCGCAAAGTTTGAATCATTGTTGGCGTCATGTGCCATTCAGTACAAGGCAGCGACCAATATTGTGGAGGCAGCGCATTTACAGCATCAACAATTTTGTTGTAGGTGACAGCAGCGCCAGCAAGGGAAATTGTTGCAATGGAATGGATGCCATTGGTCATTACAGTGCCGCTTGTGCCATAGGCGCTTGCGCCAGCGCTGATATACATATTCAAGCCGCGCAAGCCGCTTTCGCCGCCTGTTGATGTTGTGGTTGTGCCGCTTTGGTCGTTGTTTTGAACCATTGAAGTTGCCTCAAGCTGCGAAAATTCCAGCATCAAGTCATCAACAATTGTTTCGTCAAGGTTGTTTACATCCGAAAGAACTGCTGTGCGAATGGGCAATTGAGCCACAAGAACTCGCACTGGCAATTGCCAAATCGTTGTATTAATGTTTGGTGAGCCGCTGTTCGGCGTAAAAGTGTATCCCCAAGGGTTTGTGCTGTTAGCAGCGTTACCCGTCTTTCCAACAAATTGCATATCAGAGCCAATGACAGCCACTTCCCTTGCACAAACGCGAAACGGGTTAGCGTAGCGCAGCGCAGCAAAGGCAGCATCAAAAACGACATTACCGCCAACGCCCGAACCTGAACCTGTCAAGCTGGATGCTTCGCGCAAATTTATGTCGGTTGCCTTGCCATCTTGGATAGCTTGCTTGATGCCGTTCAGAATGGTTTGGGTTTGGGTCATGGCTTTGTCCATTTTTTTAAATTGGGAAAAAAGGCAGAGGCCGAAGCCCCCGCCAATGGCTTCTGCGATTAAGTTGCCGTGCCGGTAGAGCGATAACGCACGCCAGCAAACGGGTCACGAATTGAGGTTGCCAAACGCTTTTCACCAAAGAATGTGATGAAACCGGGCAGCGTCTGGTCGTAACGGCGCATAACCATGTTCAGGCGATCAATGATCGTGTGGAAACGCGACCAATCAGCAAAATACATTGGGTACAAATCGTTTGTGCCAGCAGAACCGGCAGTGGTTTGCGATGGCGTATCAAGGTATTTGTTGACAACCACATCAAAGCCAAGCAGTTGACCAACAATGCCTTCAACCGACAAACCTTCATTACGATTGTAAATAGGTGCGCCGTTGTCGTCTTTCAAATTACGAATGCCATTCAACATAATTGGAGAAATCACAAACTTTGTGTTTGGAGTCCAATATTGCTGTGGCAAAGCGTAAACAAGGTTGATTACATCGTTGTAAGTCACATTGTTAGCGCCGACTGTGTTGGCGTTGGTCGTAATCTGGTCATAGGTTGCGACATTGTGCAGACCGCTTGTTGAGCCAGTGCCGCTTGTGCCAAAAGCAGAAACCGAAGTCGTGCCGCCAGCGTAAGTAGCATTTTCACCGGGGTACTGGTCAAGACCGCGAAGGCCATCAGCGCCGCCAGTGGCAACGGATGTACCGCTACCGCTTTGGTCATTGTTAGAAATCATGGACAAGGCTTCAGACTGTGCAAACTCAGCCAGCATGTCATCAACCACATTTGCTTCCAGACCATCAATATCGTCCAGCGCAGCGGTACGAATTGGGAACTGGACATTAATGTCTTTTAAGACAATTTGCCAAATGCTTGTGTCTTCAGTTGTTGCGCCGCCGTTGTTCTGGATGCCGTAGCCCCATTGAGCGCCAGCATTGCCGGTTTTAACGCGGAACTGATAGCTTGAGCCGTCAGTGGCAACAGTTCGAGAAACGCCGCGCAGCGGGTTTGCAAGACGCAGAGCAACAAACACCGGGTCATAAGCGGTACGACCACCTTGGTTGTTACCACCAGCAGTCAGCGCGGATGCCTCTTTCAAGTAGGCTTCCATTTGCGATTCGTCAGCAAAAATTTGCAGTTTGCTTTCAAACGATGACTTGCCGTTGACCATAGTACGCAGTTGTTCGCGCACATACTTGTTCACATCGCCGCGAACAGTTTTTTCTGGTTTAATAACTGCGGGTGCTTGCACGGCAGACACTTTGGCCTCTAGTGCGGCAACCATTTCGCTAAACTCGGCTTTTACAGCCTCAACAGCCGCAGGAATTTTTGCTTCTACGGCGCTGATTGCGTCAGTTTGTTTGGCTTCAATAGCGTCAAGTTTTTCAATGATTTCTTTGGACATGATTAATCTTTCAATCGTTGGTTAAGGTGCTTCATCAATTCGCGTTGCTCAAGAGCAGCAAGAATTGCGCTTGCGGTCACTTCCGCTTCAGAATCGCTCTGTGCGGCGGCGGTTTCAATTGTTTCTGTTACAACTTCACGCTGCTCCAGAACTTTTTTGAACACGGACGCGGATGTGACCGCATCCTTTTTAGAAAGCCCTGCCTCACGCAGAGCTTTTTCCAAAATCTTTAAATCAGCCGTGCCGTCTTGTCTGAAAAACTCTAGCTTAGAGACAGTGGCCTCCATGTTGTTTGGATACATCACCACGCTAACTTCGCGCAAGCCGCCTTTGGTGATTTGGAAATAGGCTTCGTCACTTTGGTCTGGTTCGCCTTCTTGGTTAACCATGTGATAGTCTTCGGCATACGCGCCTACTGAAACGCCGCCAAACATTGCGGGTGATTCGCTCATCACTTGATGCAAATCTTTGCCTTGGCTTGTGTTCATAAAAATCTGGCCTGATGCAGTCATGCCCTCATCATTAAACGCAAATTCCGTCCACTGGCCCACAGGAATAGCATCTGCGGCGTGATTTATAAACATTGGCAGGGGTCGCCCCGCCTCAGAAAATTCTTTGGCCCAATCCATAAATCCTTCGGGCTGATAAAAGAATTTGCGCCCATCAGCGCCTTCCCTCGGACCCCATGTTGTTACTCGGGCTTCTATTTTTCCGGTTGGCTGTTGGTTGTCGGCTGTCGCTTCCAGCACCAGCTTTGCCTCGCAGACCATCATTAGATTTTGTGTCATTGATTACCTCATCGACTGGTTTTCGGTCAATGTCGTATATTGTTTTTACCGGCCTACCGCGCTTTTTTGGCGGGTCAGCGTTTGGCTTGTATGTTGCCAAGGATGCTATCACAAGACGGAAAACAATGGACATTTATTGTCCTATGTTTAATTTCCGGGTTTGATTGCCGCCGCCGCCGCCTGTATCTTGTGGGCTTGAGCCGGGAATTGGCTCTGGCTCACTAACTTTAGAAGACAAAACATCGCCGCCGTCAATTCTACCCATTCCAAGATATTCCCGGCCTTCGTTTGGCGTCATTAGACCACCAGTAACGCCAGCACTGGCAAAATTCATTTGGTCAAGCGGTGCGCCTTTAAGAAAGTTTTTAGTGTCAAATTCCACGCACAAATTAGGGTATCCATTAAACAATTGCTGTTTAATTTTTTGCTGGACATTGACTAGCACCGGATACATTGTTGACTTGTAAAACTCGTCTAGCATGGTCTGTGTATTGTTAAATTTGCCCTCACCCACGCTTACCATTTGCGGCGGAACGCCATAAACCGCACAAATACGCTTCATAGTCTGCGTTTTAAGGTTTGCAAGGTCAGTGTCCTGTAGGGTAAGCATGCCCAATGGCGTATATTTCATGCCTTGGTCAAGCAGCATGCCTTGGCCCGGTTTACTTTGGTCAGTGCGCTGGCTTCCTACCATGCTGCTCCACGCTTCTTTTAAACGGGCAGCAATTTCCTTATATTTACTGTCGGGAATGACTTGTTCCGTAACAAACATGCCAGAAGGCTTTGCGCCATTGAGCATTACATAATTAGCGTAAACATCAATGTCTTGGTCAAGACCGACCAATTCTGCCGCTAAAATTCCCTTGTTAAAACCTGCAGAACCTTGCCACGCTTGATCTTTGCAGTGCATTATTTGATGCGCCGACAGTGGTTCATCTTTGCTAAATCCGTAGGACGGCGTTGATAGCCTGTAAGACGGATACCGCGTAGGCGTGATAGTTACAGCAATCAAAGTGCTGTCCATGATGTACATTTCTAGCGGCGTTTGCGTATTGCTTTTTTGGTCAGCCCTCCACCACAAGGTAAAAGCCTCGCCAAGCAATTCGTGCCACATCATCCACTGATACCAGAATTCATACTGGCTTTGGAAGTTGTTGGGATTTTCCAACAGCTTTAAAACTTGCTTTGCTTTTGCTTTGTCCCTTGCGCCGACTGTTTCGCTAGCAATGGCGTCAACATAGCTGCCGTCTTCCGCTTTTGACATGATGCGTATTGGCAATTGCGAGATAGCACGCGCTTTAACCCCAATGCACGACATTACTGTGCTGTTGCGGGTTAATAGTGATGTGTCAACGGGTCTACCGGCATCCGTAGTGCTGGATGTGGTGACATACAGGATTTGCGTGTTAACTGTAGGTCGTTTATTGTCGCCTTGATAGACTACATTGTTGCCAAGCGCCGTTTGCCCGTAAAGCGTGTTGGCTTCGTTGGCTTCCGCGTCTTTTCGCTTAAAAACATCAAAAAGTCCCATGTTTCCACCTTATAAAGTACGAAAACCAAAGCCACTTACTGCTGGATTATCCATAGAACAGTGCATTGCAATGATTAAGCTAATGATACCATCAACTTTGGCGCTTTTGTCGGCTTCATTTTTTCTGACCTTAATGTTGCCGTTTACATCCTCATAAACCTCGCAATTGCCCAATTGCCAGCCCAAAAACGGGTTTCCGTCATGTTTAATCTGCCGATTCATAACTAGACGCTCAATGTGCTTGCTTGGTGCGCTTAAAACCGACATGCCCTGCCCGACCTTTTTTACAGGCAACCCGGCGTCATGCAAACTGGCAACAATTGTCCCGGCGTTGTAAGCATCATAGCCAATTTCTTTAATGTCATTTTTGCCACCTTGACTGACAATGTAGTCGTTAATTTCGCGGTAATCCATGACATTGCCCTGCGTTATGTGCAAAATACCGGACTCACGGGCCATCCTAAAAATGTCTGCGTAGTGTTTTGGAATAGCGTTGTATCCTTCTTCTGGCAGAAAAAACTTAAAGCTGGCCCGGTAATCAATGTCCGAATACCGCTTTAAAGTGCAGACGGCATTTAAATCTCGGGTTGATGCTAAGTCAAAACCCATAAAAATGGCTTCTGGCTCTGGCTCGTTTTGGATTTCTTTTTCAGTAAGAATTGACTCATCCCAATATTTTCGGTCAACCCATGCGCTGTTTGCCGACACATAGATGTTTAGGGTTTTACACAAAAACTCATTGAGCGCCGCTGGCTTGTGCTTGGCTTCTTCGGCGCGTTTGGCAATAGCTTCCTCAAATACGCTGATGCCGTGCATCGGGTTAACTTTGGCCCATGTTGCAGGGTCACGCCAATCGTCATGTGCGTCAATGCCGTAAAGCAAGCCAAACCAGCTTGTATTTTCCGGAGCGTTGCCGTGGAGAATGTTTTCCAGCATAACCATGTCTTCATAAAACTTAGTTTCTTTGGTAAAGCTGGCTGTAGTGATATAAATGCGTAACGGGTTTTTTCGGGCCACCATACCCGAATGCAAAACCTCAATTGCGTTTCGGTCAACAATTTGCGCCGCTTCGTCAACAATCGCACAAGACGGATTTTTGCCGTCACCTGTTTTTTTAGTGTCTCGGCTTAACGCTTTAAATACGCTTTGACTGTCCCCTGCTTTGCTAAGTTGGTATTTGCTAACATTAAACAAAGAAGCTAAATCACTTGGCATGTTTTCTACAAACCCACGGGCTGCATCAAAAACAATAGACGCCTGTTCCCGGCTTGTAGCCAGCGTAAAGACTTCAGCGCCAGCCTCGCCGCAAGCTAACTCATATAGCCCTATCACAGCAATCAGCGTAGACTTGCCAGCCTTACGCGGAATAAAAACAATGACATCGGACACCATGCGGCGGTGATGGTCTTTTTTGTGCCTAAAGCCATAGACCGCACAAATTAAAAATATTTGGAATGGCTCAAGGGTAATAAACTCACCCGCCAGCGGCCCTTTTGTGTGCTTTAGCGATTCGGCAAAACTTAGCACATGGGCTGGATAATCAGCGTCAAAATACCACGCCCACTCTTTGTTTTCTAGTTGATTTAAAAACCGCTGACAGGCCAGCGTGATGTTGCGGCAAACATTAATTTCGCCTTTAACGACTTGTTGTGCGTAGACTACCCCGTCTTCCCACTTCATCCTTTTGGCCCTCTAAGAAATTTTGATACCGGGCTGTTTTCCTCAACTTTGCCGCTATTCAGCCGACCACGCGGTGTAAGCCCCAATTCGTTCATAAGCTGGATAATTGTTTTAAGCGTGTTTTGGCGCACAGTTAAATAAGGGTTTGGGCCAATTGTTTTGCCAGCGTTAAACCGCGCAATGATGCCGGTTTTAGCAAGGCTTTTTTTACACTCTAAATAAGTGTCAATCTGTTCAGCCAAAAACGCCAGCGCATGCTTGTCTTGGTCGTTGCCAATTCCGTAGACATTAAAGAGAAAATCGGATGTTTCGGTTATGAACTTGTTTCTGTCCCAAGTTTCCGGGTCATCAAGCCAATCTGCTTTTGGGATTCTGGCCTTGATCGAATCGGGCAACGACTCGCCTTGGTTCAAGCCTTTCGAACCTTTGACGATGTGCAATTCTGGCGGTAATTTGTTCATGGCTGCTTTCTGGTAGTGTAAGCCAGTTTAACACCCCCCCTTGCTCAACTCAATTTACACAAAATTGGG